CGGGCGGCCTGGCGGCTGGACCCGCGGCCCGCGGCCTTCGTCAGCTGCGTGAGCTTCTCCGCAAGATCCTTCCCGCTCTTCTTCACTTCGTCGTCGGTCTGGCCGGGGAGCCGGCGCAGGGACCGGACGACTTCATCCAGTCCTTCGACGTGGACAGATGTTCCGCGTCCGGGCATCTATCCACCACCATTCACAATTCGTCCATCCAGGAATCGCCATCTTCCGGTTCCGCGTACCGGGCCGCTTCGTCGGCGGTCTGCCGATTCAATTCGTCCAGCGCGGTCAGGAGGCTGCGGTAGTCGCAGTCTTGCCACGCCCCCGGCGCGGTGCCGGTCCGGATCGCGAGCTGGACGCAGAGTCGTCCGAACGATCCGGGTGGGTAGGGTCCGGCGCCTCCTGGGCGATGCCGACGACATCGCAGGTGGTCTCGAAGTCCTCCAGCGATCCGACGAACAGCCCCTGGCGCTTCGACGCGAAGTAGGCCAGCTCGAAGGAGTTCGTGAGCTTGTTCGCCTCCAGGCTGGCGGGCTTCCCGTCCTCCTGGATCAGCTCCTGCGCCGAGTGCCCGGGGTGCAGGCGCTCCCACGCCACCGTGTCCCGGATGGCCACGGTGACGACGTACTGCTCCGCCCCGTCCGGGGCCACGGTGAACGTGAACATCAGGCGGAGCACCCGACGACGGCGACCGAGTAGCTGACCGAGGTCCCGGCCCCGCCGTTCGTGAACGTCAGGAGGTCCCCGGTGCCCGCGGTGACCACGTGACCGACCGCGTCCGCGTCCGAGGCCGCCAGGAGCAGCGTCTCCCCGGGGCGCAGGGCGATGCCGTCCGAGGCCGCCAGGAACAGCGGGAAGCCGTTCGACGCCGGCCGGGTCACCTGGACGTTGTTCGTGTTGCCCACGGCGGCCTGGACCACCAGGAGCTTGACCCGGGCGAAGACCTGCGCGACGCCGAACGGGTCGGCCAGCGCGCCGGCCAGGTCCAGGTCTTCGGTCGCCGAGGCGGCCAGCGTGCGGGTGTCGGTGAAGGCCAGGTCCGCCTGGCCGGCGCCGGTCCCGTTCGCCAGCTCCAGGGCCAGGGTCAGCGCCCGGGTCGCCGAGCTGGCGCCGAGATCGATCGTGTTCCGGGCGGTCAGCGCGACGTTCGCCGCCGCGCGCGTGGTGAGGGTCATCGGGTCTCAGCTCTCTGGTGGGGGCGGATCAGGGCCGGGTCTTCACGGGCTTGCCCTGGCAGGCCAGGGTCACGTCCGTGACGTCCTGCGCGCGGACCTCCCCGCCGGCGCTCGGCGCCTTCACCTGGACCGACCCGTTGAAGATGACGTGCTTCGTCGGGATCGTCGGGTAGAGGTCCAGCTGGAAGGTGACGGTCTCGCCGTCGTGGTCCCACAGCCAGTCGGTGATCCCGGCCGAGCGCCAGTCCGAATAGAAGCCGAGGTCCAGCGCGTAGGACGGGTCGGCCGCCTCGGTGAAGCTGATCGAGTCGTCCTCCCCGTCGTTGCCGAGGGTGTAGAAGACGTCGGGGTCGCCGGTGTTGTTGACGATCTGCGCCTTGCGGCACTGGACCTCGAAGTTGGTTCCCCCGAGATCCAGGGTCAGGACCCTGATCTTGTCGTGGTTCGGGCTGGTCATAGCGCCACCTCAGCGAAGACGAAGTAGGCGGGAAGCTCGGTGGCTCCCGCTCGGTAGACCCCGGGCTCGGCCCGGGTGACGACGGCATCCGCGGTGCCGTCGATCGCATCGGTCACGATCGGCAGGAGTCGGAAGAGGTCGCCGACGACATCGCCGCCGGCGGGCACCACCAGGACCGCTTGCCAGGTGGCCTCCCGCGGCCCCAACTCGATCGGGCCGTCCCAGCGCAGCTGCGGCGGCGCCAGGATGACCGCGGGCGGGTCCGTGGCCTCCTCCAGGCCGCCGAGGACGACGTACCGGGTGTCGTCGGACAGCGGCGCAGCTGCGGCCTTCAGGGAGGCGATCAGCGCGTCGTGCGCCTCCTGCACCACGGGGAAGCTCACGCGATCACGCTCCGGCGGAAGCGTCCGATGCGGAGCATCCGTTCGATGTCGGTATCGGTGGTGGCCACCCGGGCCACCCCGAGGTCCCCGTTCGAGACCAGGCCGTCCGGGGAGCGGCGGCGCAGGTGCAGACGATGGGCCAGCCGGAGCGTGCCCATCACGATGTCCGCGGGGGGATCGGCCAGCACCGAGAGCGGGTCGCCGAATGCGTACCGGCCTTCGTGGACGTGCTCCACGAAGGCGACGGACGCGTCCAGGACGACCTGGAGCCGGGCGTCGTCACGGGACTCCGTGATCTTCGCGTCCAGCTTCAGGTCGTCCAGGTTCGGCGGCCAGCTCTCGGGCATGGGGGAGCGGCCGATCAGAGGATGAAGCCGAAGGTCTTCAGCCGGGCGATGATGGCGTTCACGGCCACCCGCGCTTCGGCGTCGACCGTGGAACCGCCGGTGGCGTTCGCGATCGTGGTCTGCGACCCCACCGGGGTCTGCGCGCCCACCGCGAACTTGTCCACCTTGATCGACTCCGCCTTGCGCGCCGGCGGCTTCGTCGCTCCGGTGGCCATCAGGCGGCCGTCACGACGATGCGCTTCACGGACTTGCCGGCCTGCCGGACGATGCAGGCCGTGTAGCCCCACACGCCGAGCTTGACCGACTCCGGACCCAGCGGCTCCTCGTAGCGGAACCGCAGGACGTCGCTCTCGAACAGGATCGTGTCCGCGGCCCGCGCCACCAGGATCGACTCCGGGTAGGAGCCGGTGGAGACGCCGTCGGTGGCGATGATGCCGAGGCCGTTGACCCGGCCGTCCACCTGGACCGTGCCGACGCCGATCGCGTTCATCGGGCCGTTGCTGCCGTCCGGGATCATCGGGCGGCCGTCAGCGTCCTTCAGCTTCAGGAAGGCGCCGTAGCGCACCACGCCCATCGCCAGGATGTCCGGCGGGAGCTTGCGCGAGTTCCGGACCTGGATCGCGGTGTCGATCACCGCGTCGGAAGCGTCCTGGTCCGCGTTGAATGCCGCCTCCGTGGCGAAGGTGGTGACGGCGGAGCCGGCGGCGGTGACCATGGCGGCCCCGACCTTCTTCTCCACCTTCAGGTTGTACGCGGCCAGCATGTCGCCGTAGATCAGCGCGTCGATCGCCGGGCTGGACATGTCCAGCATCTGGCGGGAGACGATCTGGATGCCCGCGGTCGGCTTCGGGGTGACCGTGTCGACGTCGCTGGCCCACGCGTCGTCGTCCTCGGTCGCGGCGTTCTCCGACGCCTGCTCCACGATCTCGGAGTCGGTGCCGGTGGTCTGCTTCGGCAGGGTGATCGGGCGCGGGTCGCTACCCAGCCCGATGTTCCGGACGGCGGAGGCCAGCGCGCGGCCCTGGCGGGCCAGCAGTTCGAACTCCTCGGTCAGCCAGTGCGGCGGGACGATGCCGGCGCCGGCGTTGCCGGTGCCGGTCGAGAGCGCGCGGTTGTGCTCGGCCAGGCGGCGGCCGGCGTCATCGTCGCCCGAGCGGGCCCGGTGCAGGTCGCCGAAGAAGGAGTTCGGCGCCGAGCGGGTGTAGTGGCCCGGGTCGCGGTCGCGGGTCTGGGTGTTGCCGGTCAGGCGCTGCGCCCGGCCGCGCTCGGTGATGGAGCCGACGGAGGTCAGCTCGGCGTCGGTCCGGTTGGCCACGGCCGCCGCGGTGGCGTCACCCGCGATGCGGGCCGCCTGCTCCTGCACGGCGCGGTTCGTGACCTCGATCTCGGTCAGCTGCGTGATCTGGGTGTTCAGGCCGGTCATCTGATCGGCCATCCCGCGGACGGAGGTCAGCTCCTCGGGGGACAGGTCCCGCTCCTCGGTGATCGCGGTCTGCTGGAGACCCTCGATCGAAGTACGGAGCGTGTCGTAGTCCCGGCGGAGCTTCTCCAGGTAGGCGTTCGGCATGGTTTCCCCTGGTAGATGGCTGGTTCTGTGCCACCTGTCGGGGTGCCGCCTCCTGGCCCAGGGTGCCGCTGACGCGGGGTGCTGGAGCTGCGCGGGGTGCCGCCTCGGTGTTGCTGGTCCGGAGGATAGCTGATCACCGCAAGGGGCCCCGGACATGAACCGGCCCCGAGCGGGGACAGGTGCGCTCGGGGCCGGTGCCGACGACGACGGCACGCGCCAGCCTAGATCACGATGGGCCCCGGGGGGATGTCCACGGTCCCCCGGGATCGCCCGGGTCAGCACCCCGGGCTCACGCTCCGTGCCTCGCGCGCCGACCGGTCCCGTGGCCCCGGTCGGTGGCCGCCGGCGACCCTACTCGGGCAGCTCGGGCAGCGCCGGCAGACCGGCCAGGATCGCCGCCACCTGGTCGATCCGGCGCGGCTCCGGCGTCCAGGTGGTCGACCCGCGCTCGGCGATGTCGCCGCCCTGGTCGAGCGCGCGCACCGCCATGATCTGCGCACCCTCGCCGTACGCGCCGGCCAGCACCACGGAGACCTCCACCAGGTCCGCCCGCACCCGGGTGATGGTGCCGTCCGGCTCCCGGTAGTCCTTCTGCGCCCGGAAGCCGACCGACAGCTCCGAGAGCGCCCCGTCCGCGATCAGGGCCAGCGTCTCGTCCCCGGCCGCGGTCGCCGACACCCGGAAGGCACCCCACAGCCCGAGCGCGTCGTTACGGATCTCGGTGGCCCGCCCAATCAGCGTGCCGCCCTGGCTCATGTGGTCGCGGGTGAAGGCGATGCGGTGGCCCACCTGCGCGCGGATCTGGTGGTCGAACGCGCCCGGCGCGAACTGCTCCGTCAGGTTGGCATCGATCCGCTGGCGGCGCAGGAACGGGACGGCGATGCCTTCGACCGTGCGCCCGTCGCCGCCCTTCGCGGCCGAGCGCACTTCGAGCAGCGGGGAGAAGGTCCGGGCGAAGCGGTCGCCCGGACGGATCAGGGTGTCGG